GGAGATTCTAGGTTTTTTAGTGTTTTTAGCTTTTTCTGTTTTAGTTACGCTTTCACCAATTCCAGTTATAGCGCTCTCAGGTCTTGGTGGTGGCCTAAAAAGGTGGGAGGCTGTCATGTGTTTAATAGCTTTCTTTGGTGGGTTATTTTTGATTTATTTAGCTATTCAAAACTCACCTTTTTCAATAACCGTGAAATAATTAAAAAGCCCCATAATCGGGGCTTTATTTTTTAGAAGCTTGAGAAAACTCGAACCGTTGTACCTGTTGTCGTGTTTTCTTCTGCGCTAATGTTTAGTGTTGAGTTAGAGAATCCAGTCTCCATTGATTGCTCATGCTCAGATAGATAAGCTTGCTCAACTTGAACAACCATAGACTTACCATCATTCCACACAATTTCAAAAGCCAAGTCAACGCGAGAGCCTGCAAGGTACAATTCTTCCCAGTAGGTCGAGTCTGAAATAAAGTTTTTCGCCACAAACGAGCCTGTAACAGCAAATTGACGACCACCTAAACTATTGCGCTTGCAGCCAGCAGCAGCGCTTGATTGATAGCCGTTAGCGATTTCTAGGCTTGCAGATTTAAGCGAGCATTCAGCGGGAGCACCATCAAGCCAGAACTTTTTGAATTGATTCTCCACTCCTGCCGCTTCGCTTGTGTCGTCTGCCGCATCAGTTTGACCCGCGATTGCTAGTCGGCTATCCGTTGCAGTTTCCCATAAAATGTTAGTTGTGGCCGTCATTAAATCAGACTCAGGCACTTCAAGCGTTAGTGAGTCAATCAAGCCATCAACAAAGTTAAAGTATGTAGTTTCACCTGCCGCAGATTTATCTAGCTGCCTGCGTTGACCTAAGAAGTAAGTCGGACTCAAACCGTTAGCGTATTTCTTACTCGCCACTGTAATGCTTGCGCCAACCGCCTCTGTTGTCGCTGGTGCTGGGTTTAATGTAACAACATCACCCACAACGTTATCAATGTGATAAGTAATGTTATTCTCGTCATCAGTTGCACCACTGATAAATACAAAATCACCGATTGAAAGCAATGAGCCTGCACCTGGATATGTCACGCCCGTAGCAGTGATTTCAACATCAGTGCCAGTGTAAGAGTTATCATCAAGCTCAGAATGAATCGCAGCAACAAGTAGATCTTTTGTTTGCTGAAATACCTCAGTCGATAACTCTGCCGCTTGCTCGGAGTTGGTTTGAATGTTTTGCTTGCCATTCTGTGAATTGCTTAAAGTATTTGATGTGGTCGAGCTAACCGCTTGCTTCGGTGCGCCGCCAACTCGCTTGACCTTAAAAAACTCAGGAGTAGCATCAACTGTGCCTTTAATTGTTTGAGCTGATAAATAGACGCTAATATCTTCGCCTACCAACTCTCTATCTGTCACTGTAGTAGCCATTATAAAATTTCCTCGTAGTAGCCGTTGACATTAACGTCAACTCTGTAAAATTTTGAATCTGTTAGTTTGCCAACAACGTCAATAGTCGCTGTTTGCGTTTTGTATTCGTTGATCTCAACCTTTTCAAAAATGTTAAGAATCTCTGATACGGTTGTCATTATATCAGCTCTAGCAACTCTGTCAGAATTTGGAACGTTAACTGAAACTGTATGAACAAAGTACTGCCTAATGCAACGCCTTGTGTCTGCCGCTGTTTGCTGCCTTAACCCTAAAACAGTCGATTGAATCAAGTGCTTTTCGGTCTTTGTTGATTCTATCCCTCGATCGAGATTCACAACATCATCAACTGAATATCCATCAGGCAAGTTATTAGCAAGTCTTAGCTGCATTGTCCTTGTCAAGCCTTTTGCATAGCTAACCCCGTGCGTATTGCTATCTATGAGTAAGTCTTGACCATTTGAAATGAATAGTGTTGTCATTTGTTTACCGCCGCTTGTATTGTTAAGCTTAGCGCCTTTGGTGGCGTTTGCTTAGAGTAGCCTGTTTCCATGATTCGATACGCATAAGGTAAATTATTTTGCACATAGATAGTTGGATACTTAATCGGTTTTGCTGCTTCTATAACGCTGAATGCTGTGTTTATTGTTGAGTTGCCTGTTAAATCTTCGCCATCTATCTCAGAGCTATCAGGAGCGCCAACGCTTGCAATAAAATTAGCTCTTAACGCACCTTTATCAACTGCCGCTTTTCTAACTAGCTCTTGCTCGATATATAAAGCAGTTTCGCGAGTCTCTTTATTAACTGCATCGGCTAAAAAGTCAGATACATCAGCGTTTGACTCGTTGCGGCCAGCCACTAAATAACTACCCGCACAAAATAAGTAGCGTCAGCCGCATCGCTCATCACTTGAACTATATCACGGTCTGCACCATCATAGTTGCAATAGTAACTTGCGTCAAAGTCACCAGGTACAGGTGAAGAATCAAGAATAACTAAATAAATATCACTCGCCGTAACTTCACCAAAAATATTCTCAGCCGTTTTAATGTCGATGGGTATAGCGCCAACAGTTTCACTGAATTTTGTTTCAGTGTCAGCAATTGGGTCATAACCAAGATCTTTTTTAATAGTAAAGTCCACTTGAAAATCAGCGAACTCATTAAAAAGCTCAACAGCTAAAGATTGGAATTCACTTTTAAACGTAGCCATTAGCTATAACCTTTAGCGACCATAAAAGCGCCTGATTGATTTACTAAGTACGGTCTCAATAAGGCTGTGATTCTGCTTGTGTCATAAGTAACCGTAGGAATTGAACCATCTTTGTATTCGGTTTCCTTTTCTAGCGTTGCTAGCTTTTTACGCTCTTTTATTACTTTACCGTTAGCGTTTACTGCTTGATCAACAAATAAATAACCAGTTAAAGCTTGCCATGCAGCTTGGAACGCACCTTTTGAAATATCAGCAATAGATACTGACGTGGTCGGTAAGTCCATTGCTTGAGACTCATCAACCTTGCTACCTCTAAATGTGTAAGTTGGGTCAATGTAGAAAAGTGAACTCTCAATCAATGCCGCTTCAATCTGTGCATCTGTGTAACTTGAGTAGTCACGAGCCAAAGCATCAGCCTGAGCTTTAAACTCTGCAAGTGTTAAGTAAGAATCTGTACCAACTGTGACAGCCATTATTTAAACCCCTTACTTATTCCCATGAGCAACCCACAATCGAGAGTTTAAAACATCAAGGTATGACTTCATAAAGCCTGCTTGTTGTATCATTCTTATTTGTTCGTCATGATCTAGATCTTTAAATATTTCATTTTTATGAATAAAGCAGTTTAAAGCCTCTAGCTTTACTTTTAATTCATTATGCTCGATCTTCATTCTTTCTATGTGTTGACTCATATCACCATGCCTCATATATGTTTTTAGTGCTTTTGATTATAGCTTATAGCTAAAGGTTATTAAACATTCAAATGATTATGGGCTATATTCGAGTT